TAATACTTTTAACAATTTGGGTTGAATCTGTTCCTGAGCTTATTATAATTGAGCCACTGAAGACAGACCCATATAAAATAGGTATCGGAACACCACTAGAACTAACGTTCTGAATACCACTAAAAGAATAAGAACCTCTAATTGCTGGATCAATACCACTTACACTTGAATTATCAGGAACTGGATTCTGTGGAGCAATAAGATCAACAACACCACCTACAACCATAGAAACACCGACACTTATAAAAGCAGTACCAAGAGCTGCTAAAAATGAACCAGTAACAGCAGCAGCAGTAATAGAACCACCAGCACCTATTAAGCCCACACCTAAAACTACAGGCAATGATCCTGTTGCAATTGGAATAATTTGTATATCACCTTGACCAGACATTGATAAATAATCTTCTGTAATTACTCTTCCACCCATTTTTATTTTATAAATCTGATCATTCATATGTTTTTGTATTCCTTCAAAATTTGCAATCAAAAAACTCATCGCTTGCTGTGGTGACTTTACCGCAGCCATAAAATATGACTTTCCTAAAAATTGCCTTAACTTACCATAAACCTTTATTTTTTTAAGACGCATATCTGTAAACTCCTGTGAGTGCTTGTTGATATCTTAAGTCAAAAAGTTCTCTGCAACTTAGGGCTTTTATATTATGATTTAATATCATGTTATCACCTATATAAACAGCTACATGATCTAAATTACCTGTGACAGATTGAAAAAGCAAAACATCCCCAACTTTTAAATTATCATTTGTTTTTTGTTTTATAAAATTAGATTCTGTTAAAACTTTCTCAAAATATGGATTGTCAACAAAATCTTTAATTTTTTTTGGTCTTTGCCAGTATTTAATTTTTACATTCTTTGTTTCTTGAAACCAATCTGTAACAAGAGACCAACAATCATATTTTCCCCACATAAATTTTCTACCAATTAATGAAGGTGCTCTCCAACCTGTAGGCTGAAACGACTCCCAATGATCGTGTTCGATACTGTAAATATAATATGGAAAGCCAAGATGTTCACAAGCTGCCCTATCATTATCTGATGGTGTTGCAGCCCCTACAGGATGACTATGTATTACTCCAATAACTTCTCCTGTATCTTCACATTCTGCCCAGTCATCAGGATCAAGAATAAAAAATTCAAATTTACCCTCTGCTAAATTTTTACAAGGCCAAAAAGTCTCTTTACCTTTTATTATGGCAAGTAAACCACAAGCCTCTTCTGGTGCTTGTTCTTTGGCATAATTTATAAAAGATTCTTTCCAAGTCATAGTTAAAAGTTAACAAAAGTTCCAACGCCTGGAAAGTCAGCCTTTGTTACAAGTTTTTTTGGTGCAGATACACCAAACAGATCAAAAGAACTTACAAGCTCAAATTGTACAATGTTTCTATTTTCGATAGTTTTTCTTTCAACAAAATAAACCTCCCTTGGCAATTCTGCTGAAGGATCAACAGAACCACTTTTATATGGGTTTACATCAGATGGAAAATTTACTTCATCAAGGTCTTTGCTTAATGCCCTACGTCTCGTCACTTTAGCCCCTGCCAAATCAGACAATGCTGTAGTTTGATTTACAAGCTGTAGTATTGATGTGATTGTTCCCAAGAGGTTAGAAAGAGTTAAAGTCGGCCTTGGAAGTTTACCTTTACCAGAATACTTAAAACCCTCAGCTTTTACAGGCATCCTTGAATATGTATTTGCCTGCCATACTATGTCCAAGCTATCTTTCATATTATTTCCACTGTGAAATAAATAAACAGTTGGATCTATTATTGTTGCGTTGACGTTAAAAGAAACATCTCCACTTGTAAATTGTGAAGTTGTGCCTGTTACTGTAAAAGTATTTGTATCAACTGTTTGAATTGTATAAATGCCATCAATTCCATTTCCTGAAGTAAAATCAAGACTTAAAATTAAACCAGCAGAAAACCCATGACTGTTTAGTGTGATTGTGATAGTTGTAGATGATTGAACATATGTAGCTGTTTTTGCTGTTTTTGTATAATGAATGTCAGGCTTTAACTCAACAGAATATAACTCAATAATAGATTTATTTGTTAAACCTTGAAGTGCGCTTGTAGGTACTGCCATTATGGTTCAAATACTTCACGGAAAGAACAGTTTATTATTGCTCTGTTGTTATAAGGTATTGTTTTTGTCCATGAATCACAAACATATTGACCAGCCCCAGAAAGTGTAAAATCAACATTAGTTGCAGCAGTAACCAAAGCACTATCGGCAGATGTTGAAGTAAGTGTGAAAGTGTTGGCATCAGCAGAGGAAGCGACAACATAAGACCCATCAGTTGGCCCTGAACTAAAATCAACTGTTAATACATCTCCTATTGCTACACCGTGGTTAGTAAAAGTAACAGTAATTATAGTCCCAGCACTTCCAGAACCATCTGATTGCACAAAAGTTCCTGTCTTTGCGCTGAAACCTTCTGCTGGTGGTGTAAATGTAAAACTTGCCTGATCTGCAACTCTACTTCTTAAAAACGCCTCAATAACATCTGCATCAGTTTCAGACACGTTGAAAGTGAGATTATATACTTTAGGATCTTGAGATAATGGAAGGCCATATAACGCCCTAAACTCATAGCCATCACCTAAAGTGGTAACTCTTACTTTTGGTTTGCTTTGTTTTCTTATCCCATAAGTGGGAGTTATTGATGGAAATGTTGCCATTATTTATTTAATAAACCCCCTGGCCTTTGTTCATCAATTATAGTTGACTGAACTACACTGGCAATCAAACTGCCTAACTGATCGGCCTCTGATCCATTACCAGCAACAGAAGAACCTGTTGCATCTACATTTATAACAATATTATTTGTTGAACCTATAGCATGATTTGGAATTATAGTACCTGCACTATCAGGAACAAAAAGTTCTGGACCTCTTTCTCCTACAATTGAAGCTCTTCCAACAGGAGGTCTTCCACCATTAGCAAAGTTTAAAGCACCAGCACCTATTAAACTTGTATCAAATCCTGTACTAAAAACATTGTCAGTTATAAAAGGAGCAGCATTTGCAGGTCCACCACCAAAAATATTTCCAAGACCACCAGTAAACATTCTAAGAATTCCTTTTGATATTTGTGTAGCCATCATCCTTGCAGCCATATCTAAGAAATGATCTGCTATACGACTAAACATATTTCTAAATGCATCTTGAACACTCATTGTTCCTTTAATAACTCCTTTAAATGATTCTTCAAAAGATGAACCAATTGCTTTTGATAATTCAACTATTTGAAAACCACTATCATTTAATTTTATAAATTCTTCGTCAAGTCTTGCTAATTCATCATTAACAAGTCTTGAACCTAAAGCCAATTCATTCGTAGCATGAACATATTCTCTTAGTAGTTCTAATTGATCTTCATTTAACGTTTGTTTTGTAAGCTCTTGAAATTCTTTTGCTAAATCATTTACTTGTCTATCTGCTTTTATTTTTTGTCTTTTAGCAAATGTATTTGCATTTCTTAATTCAATTTCTTCTCTCATTCCTTTTGAAATTGCTTCAAAACCTAATCTGTTTGTTTCTGTTTTATCAAAATCTGCTAATCCAGTTATCCCTTGTGCTTTTAATCCTCTAAGTTCTACTCTCTCTTGTCCTGTCAATCTACCAGTTTTTCCTTCTAATTCAGCTATTCGATTTCCAATTCCTTGCAATTCTGGACTTGATGACTTTCTTAGTCTTTCACCTACAGTAAGATTTTGTAGTCCATCTCCTAATCCTTTTAGTAGCCTTGAAAAAGATATTATTCTTGCCAAACCAGCTTGTACTATCAAGAAGAATTGACTAAATCCTTGTGTTATTTGTCTTGTTTGATCACCAAACTCTTTTAACGCATCAACACCACCCTGACCAACTATTGCTGTAGTACGAGCAAGAACAACATTAAAGGCAGCTTCTTTTCCTTCAGCTTGTTCCAATAATTGTATTCTTTGACTAAAAGCAGAATTAGTTAAACCTAGTGATGCTATTAAAGTAGTTGTATCTTTATTGAAATCAGCTAAAGCATCACCAGCTTTTTTTGCTGACATAACTAAAATATCAAGTTGTTTACCTACCTGAGTACCAACAATGGACAAACCAAATCCTAGTCCACCTCCTAAAAATCCACCAGCCACACCACCTAAACCACCACCAATAGATGCACCTATACCTTGACCAAATAACAAAGGAAAACCACCACCAATAAGACCACTACTAAGAGCATTTCTTCTTCTGGCAGCAAGTCCACCTCTTTCCGCAAATAACTCACCTTCTCGAAACATAGGATTTCTTGTTAAAACTCTATTAATACCTCTTTGTGGCCCAAACTCTTCAGCAGTAAAACCTGTAGGTCTCCCTCTTAATAATCTTGCTCTGTTTCTTTCTGTTTCTTTATCTTTTCCTGTAGGCAAACCAAGTTTTCTTGATTCTTGTAATAATTTATTCATTTCTGCAATTCTTCTATTTACATCAACATAATCTTTTTCAGTTAAATCAAGTTGATTCCTCACTCCACCTAAAGTCGCAATATATTTTTCAAGTGCATTTATTGTATTCGCAGGTTTAAATGCTAATAAATCACTTAGTCCTGCTCCTTGAAAACCAGTAATTCCAGGTGCATTACCGCTACTTATTGCACTAAATGTCTTAGCAGTTATTTTTGCCTCTTCATTAAATCTTTTTAAAGATGATAATTGCTGTGTAAAACCTATTTTAGTTAAACCCTGAGTAAACAAAGCAAATTCTTTAGTAGTACGACCTGTTTCTCTTCTTGCTTCTTGTAATTTAGCTGCAAGAGCACCTAAAGATGTAATACTCCGTCTATTTTGACCATCAAAATTTAATAATCCTCTTGTATATTCTTGAAATGCTTTTTTTGCTTCAAGAACAGCTTTTTTTACCTCTTTTTGTTTAGCTGCAAATTCTCTTGAAAAAGGACCACCAGCAGTGCCTTTACCTTTTTGTTCACCTATTTGTTTTAATTCATTTTTTAATTTTTCAGCCGTAGATTGTGTAACTTTTAAATCTTTATTTAATTTTGCAAGCTGTTCTGATTTTGTCCTAACATTAATATTAATTCCGTATTCTGCTGCCATTTACTCGACCCAATAAATTACTTCTATATTACCGCCTTCTGGGTTTCATGGCTTGTTTTTTTTGTACTTGTTCTTTATATTTCTCTTCTTCCTCATGTTTTAACTCAAAAAAACCTGCCCAAGCTATAAGTTCTTCTCTAGTTAAATTTTCTGCAAGTTGTCTTAATGTCATTCCTAACTCTTTTGCTAAGAAAAACATTAAATACCAATCTTTATTAGCTTTTTAAAGATGCTTTCGCTTCCTCCACTTTTAACTCGTCACCAGATGTCATCATTGCCATTTGTATATCTTGTAAAACTCCAGCATTAATTTCTCTTCTAAGAGATGCTTTATGACCATCTTGAAATAATCTTTTACCATTTTCATCTAATGATTTTTCAATCATAAGATTTAAAGCAAATTCATTGCCATCATCTGCTTTTGATTTTGCAACTATTGATTCTCTTTCTGCAATAGTTAATGGATGCCAATAAATTTCTAATACTGTTTCTTCTCCGTCTTTCACTTCATATTTATATTTTTGGCTTACACCAAATTTGTTTTTAAGGAGTTCAATCGCTTCCATAGTATTCTAATATAATATTTATATTATACTTATATTAGGCGTTTGCGGTAAATTGACAAGAAATAATTCCTATAAAATGACTTCTATCCTCTATCTGTAACATAGTTGGACCAGTAATATCTAAAACTCTAGGTTTACAACTAAAACTATCATCATAAACAGCTAAATCAAAATCAGCAATATTATCAAAATTTGCTATATCATCAATTGTAGTAATATTAACAGAAGTAAGTCCATCAATAATAGATTCGCTTACTGCAGATATAACTGAACTTCCTTTATTCTTTGGAACATAAATATTACATTGAATAACACCAGAATAGTAATCAGAAGCAGCACCTTGATTTTGTATTGTCGATTGATTAAAACTTAAATTCATAATTATATATTTTTTGGTTTTTCCAGGAGTTGTGAACGGCACATTATCATTGATAACAGAAACAGTATTATCTGCTGCAGCTACTGCATCTGTTACTGCTTTTTCAAAAGCTGCTCTGGCATTAACTAAAGTCATAATTACGAAGGTTCAATGTAACGTAAACCAGATCCTCTTTTAATTTTACCAAATCCACTAGAAGGTTTAGCTCCCACAAATATCTTACCTTTTTCTCTCATATTATCTTTAATAATTTTACCAGCTTCACCTTGAACAAACTGTGATATTATAGGATTTTCTGAAGCATAACCAGCATATTCAGCAGCATTACCAATAAAGATATTTTTATCTGTAAATTTATAATCAGTATTAACAGGAAAACGAAGATCAATTACTGGATTCTCGGGTCTTGACTGTGTTGATGTCCAATCTCTTCCACCTTTTGGTAAATTCTTTTTACTATGTTCTCTTTTAATTGATGCCCAAGGTTCGTGATCTTCAACACGATCAATTTGATTTATTGGAGTTCTTCTTACTTTCCAACTAGATGCTAAAAAACCAGTATAAACAGGACTAGCTTCAGCAGTGCTTAAATTTGCATGAAGTTCTCTAATAGTTTGTGCAAAATCAGCATCTAATTGTGCCATCTGATTTTTCATTACATTATCAGCACTAAACTCCTGTTCTCTTGGCATTAGAACCTCACCAAAATAGTAAACAAATAAGTCTGCCCACCTTGTTTTGTATCAATATCAGTTATTTGTGCGACTCTTGTAGATCCAGCATAAGTTAATGTAATCTCATCATCTAAATCAGGTTGATTATCTCCAATAAGATCAGGTGTTATGTAAATCTTTGCTTGTCTAATTTCTCTACTATCATCTTCAGTTGATCTCACATATTCAACTGGTGCTTTTATGCTATAAGTGGTATCAGTTGTAGTGAATACTCCTGTACTTGTGTTGTAACTGCCAGATGCTTTTTTTGTATAGACAATAGAAGAATCAAAAGAATCTCCTAAATCAGAAACAATTTGTTTTGCTACATTTTTAAATAATGAATCTAATTGACCTGCCATTATCCTCTAACTACCCTCATTTGAAAACTACCTGCTCCACCTAGCATATATGCTCCAAGATAACTTTGTAACCAAGGATAAACATCTAAAATATTATTTATAGATCCAGTTCCCTGACTATCAGTATTATATTTAACTTGTATATCTCCTAATTGAACTTCAGAAAAATTACCATCTTTACCAGTAGTACCAGTAATAGCATCAGTATCATTTGCCAATGCTCTAGCTAATTCATACTGTGCGTACTTAATTCCATTAGGAATTTTAGAACAAGCCAATTCAACACCATCTACCTGATAATTATTTCTTGGAAACTTGAGTGCCTGTCCATCATCACATCTATCTCCATAAAAAACTAAAGTATCAATCCATCTAGCAGCAGATATTAATGATCTTTTCTTTTGATCATCTGTTTTATTTGTCCAAGTAGAAGAATCTGGAGAGGTATCAAAATAGTCGTTAGCCTCTGTCAATGTGACATAACTATTAGCATTTTCTCCTTTTATTGTTGCGTCTA